TGCGGTTGGCTTCTTGACGAGCTTTGTCGCGATTTTTCTTTTTGCTGTGTTGCATGTCGTAACACATTATGTTGTTTAAGCGTTGTATTTTTTTCTTGATGTTGTTGATTTCTTGTATGGTCATATGTGTATGTATGTTGTGGTTTACCGAAAATTGGTTAATTTATGGTGATGCCGGTGTCTGTGAGGTCGGTGTTGGATAGGTCGGCGTTTCGAAGGTTGGCGAATCGGAGGTCGGCGCTTCGAAGGTCGGTGTATTCTGTTTCGGGTTTTATGTTGTTGATGAATTTAATTTTCATGGTATGTTATATGGTGTAGGTTTATGCGAGAAGATGTTAGATCCAGGTGAGATCGAGTGGGACGCTGTAGCCAAAGCGGCGCTTGGAGTATGTGTTCCACTTGAACCAGAATTCGGATTTTGCGGTTTCGAAGTCTTCAGCTATGGTGCTGAACTTGTCTGGGTCGGTGGAGAGTGAGGTGTAGTTTTGGGTTTTGGGGTCCCAGAGCATGGGGTCTTGGAAGCTGTAGATGACGGTGTCGTCTTCGCGAATTACGAGGATTTTTGCGGTGACTGCGTAGTACTTGTTCCGGTGATCCGTTTGGGTAGTTGTTTGTGTTTTCATGATTCGTTTTTGCAATAGGGAGCCAGATCGGTGATGCACTGGCTTGCGATAGCAAACAGTGCAGCAACAATCGTAGAGGACCGAATGACAGGTTCTCGTCGACTTTGACGAGGTTCTGGCATGAGGTGCTCGTGACGATTGTAGGTCTGGTGACCTGCGAATCATGAAAACACAAATAGCTACACATGGATCATGGAGTAACAACGCAGATGTGCGCAGATATACGTAGAATTGTGTTGTGGGCCTTAATATTTATAAAGTGTTGTCTATTAAGGACTTATCTAAAAATTATCATGGTTGTATTAAGGATATTACTTAAATTTTGACTTATTTTTTGGATTTTTTTGATTTATAAAATTGATAATACCTTTAATACCCTTAACACAACCATTGTATTTATTATATTAGGATTGACATTGGAGTGATATTACGGTGGTTCCTTGTGTAATACCTATCTATAAATAAAATTACGATTAGGAATAAATCTGAGTCCCTGGATTACGATGTATTAATGCTGGTTATTCATTTGATTAGATTAGGTAATAGATGTGACTTGATTGTGGTGTTAAGGGCATAAAAATCGGGGGTTCGGGAGCCATTCCCGAGGATAACTTTAGGGTATACTAGAGTTACGTGTCGTGACACTTGTGTCAAGATTTTGATATACAATACCTTTAGGTTATACTAGAATGACACAGGTAGACCACACCCATACTCCAACATTCATGCCGTCAGGCATCAACTGCTACATGAGCGTCAGCGAATTCCATGAACATGGCCCAGGGGGCCCTAGAGTTGACGGACTGAGGAGACACCATCCCACGATCTCTGGTGCCCACTTCCAGAAGCATTCTGCAATAAAGTAACACACCCACACAATAATTATCCTGTGTACAAAGCTCTTACTACAATATATCATAGTATCATATGATTCTTGTCTTCGACACAGAAACCACAGGTAAGGGAGACTTCAAAAAGGCTCCAACTGCTGATTGCCAACCACGCATGGTCCAATTTGGTGGAATCCTATTTGACATGGACTGGAAAGTACGGGCAGAGATCAACCTGATAATCAAGCCAGATGGGTTCATGATCCCTAAGGAGGCCGCAGAAGTACATGGCTTTACGACTGAGATCGCCACAGAGTTCGGTGTCAATGAGAAGGCAGTACTGTTGCTAATCCAAAGGTTATTGAAGAACGTGAAAGTATTAGTTGCCCACAACGTGAAGTATGATATCATAGTACTTGAGCGGGCATTTCATATTCATGGGATGCCATCACTTAGTACTCTACCAAATGTGCAATTCTTCTGCACGATGCAAGCAACAACTGATCTTTGTGCACTACCAGGGCCATACGGAAAGAAGTGGCCCAAACTTGAGGAAGCATACAAGATACTACTGAATAAAACTCTTGAGGGAGCCCATGATGCAATGGCAGATATAAGGGCATGTGCGGACCTATACAAGTGGTTGATGAGCAAGGCAAAACCCGAGTAAGATGCAAAAACCACTATCACCAGAAGAGATGCGCAGGAAACTACAGGGACTGCCCCCATTAAAGTCCCTGGAGATCAGCGAGGCGAAGGACTTAATCTCGAAGACGGTGGAAGATAAGGTTGAGCAAGCAATCAACGAGTTGGCCATCACGAAGTTGGGGAAGAAGTTTACTCCGAGGGAGATACGTGAGGGTCTGGACTTACTGTTTCAGAAGCACGATTTCTCGCCAATTGAGAGGCTGATCGACATCGCGAAGAACACGGATGATGAGCAGTTGGAGGTGAGCATCTGCAAGTTCCTCGTGAAATTCTTGGTGCCAGAGCTGAAGAGTGTGGAGGTTACAGGCCAGGTGGACCACAACCACACTGTGGTGATACGCAGGTTTGGCCCTGATGGAAGGATTGAGGACGCACCAATACGGAGGATACCAGGCACGATAGTTGAGGTGAAGTCATGAGTGAGCTAATCCTTCCATATAATTATGAGCCGAGGCAATACCAGATCCCCGCATGGTCATACATGGAGGGGGATGCTGAGGCGAAGCGCGCGGCACTAGTGTGGCATCGTCGTGCGGGGAAGGACCTCATGGCGATCAATCTTGTCGCGACGAAGAGTCAGGAGCGCGTGGGGTTGTATTGGCACTTGCTCCCAACCTATAAGCAGGGCAGGGCGATCGTATGGAATGGGATGACGCGGAATGGTAGGGCATTCCTAGACCACTTCCCACAGTCCCTGGTCGCCAGTAAGAACGGCACTGAGATGCGCGTCACTTTCACGAACGGGTCGATGTACCAAGTTGTGGGGACGGACGACATCAACTCATTGGTGGGGACGAATCCCATTGGTTGCGTCTTCTCTGAGTACTCCCTGCATGATCCCGCCGCGTGGGATTACATCCGCCCCATACTATTGGAGAATGGTGGTTGGGCGGTGTTCATCTATACTGCACGTGGGAGGAACCATGGGTACACGCTATTGGAGATGGCGAAGAAGAATAAGAAGTGGTTCTGCCAGGTCCTGAAGGCTGGCGACGCTGGGACGAGGCGCGAGGATGGGAAGCCAGTCTTTAGTGATGAGCAGATTCAGGAGGAGCGCGACTCCGGAATGGAGGAGGCTATGGTCCAGCAGGAGTATTTCTGCAGCTTTGATTCACCATTCATTGGGAGTTACTATGGATCTCACATGCTGACGGCTGAGAAGCAGGGTCGCATCATGGAGGATATCCCCTATGATCCAAAGCTCCCAGTCCATACGTGGTGGGATCTCGGAATGAACGATAGCACCACCATATGGTTCGTGCAACTGTATGGTGTGGAGGTGCGAATAATCGACTACTATGAGAATAGCGGCGAGGGCTTAACACACTACGCCAAGGTGTTATCAGGGCAGGCGTCCATTAAGGATGGGGAGCACCGCTCTGAGTACTACTATGGGAAGCACATCGCCCCACACGACATCTCGGTGCGTGAATTGAGCGGCGACGGTAAGTCACGTAAGCAGATTGCCCGTGGATTGGGGATCAAGTTTCAGGCAGTCCACCAGCATGAGGTTGCGGATGGAATTGAAGCCGTGAGGTCCCTGTTACCCAGGTGTTATTTCAGCATGAAGCGATGTGAGCGTGGCATCGAGGCATTGCGTCAGTATCGTAAGAAGTATAATGAGGACACGAAGACATACAGCAACACTCCACTGCACGACTGGACGAGTCATGCCGCGGATGGTTTCCGCACTGGTGCTATGGGGATGAGGGATCGTCCCAAGTATGGGGAGGCGGGTAAACCTCCGCAGGAGAAGGCGATCGATGAACACCAATATATATGAGGAGGAAATTCGGAGAATGTATAGCGATGCTGGGCTTGATTTTGACGCTGATTTGCTATATTATTCTAGTCATGGATATGTGTTTCGTGATCTTGATTTCTTCCTCATGGGTTGCTGTGTGGAAGGTCGTGGGTGGCACATTCAGGCGGCTGCGGGGAATATTTTTTGTTGTTTACTTTGTATGCCTTATTATTTAGAATGGATAGGGTTCGCACGAGGTCCAGGGTCTAAGTACCACTGGTACCGCACAGATAGACTCATAAGATTACTATAACATTATGCCATCAGGACCAGGAGCACCACCAGGACCGCCCGCCGCCCCAACGAAGGATCAGGCGGCGAAGAATATTCTTGAGCAGGGGAAGAAGCGCCCACCTGTTGGGTTTGACTCCACGATACTGGGAAATAATTCCTCTAGTTCAGTGAATGCGGCGAATCTAAGCAAGTCAACTCTGCTTGGTGGATGATGCTATGACTGATAAGCTCGCAGAATATGTGGTTGAGCGCTTCTCGAAGTTGCGCTCAATTCGTGCCCCATTTGAGACTGACTGGCAGGACGTGAGATACTTCGTGCGTCCAATCACTCAGTATGCCACGTACAGTCCACAACTGCAGTTTTACACGGTCATGCCGGAGACGTGCTATGATGGCACGGCAGGCAGCGCGCTGGAGGAACTCGCCTCCGCCCTGCACTCATACCTCACCAACCCTGCTGAGCGCTGGTTTGAGGTTCAGATTGATGGCCAGAACCCATGGGCCGAGGATCCCGAGGTGTTAGCATGGACCCAACAGGTGAGTGAGGTAATTTATGCAGAATATGCACGTGAAACTTCATCGATCAATCTTGCGCTCCATGAAACATACATGGACCTTGGAAGTTTTGGAACAGGCTGCCTCAATCAGGAGTGGGATCCAACAACTAATGGAATCTTATTTGCTGCACGTCCCCTCCAGAATTGCTATTTCACCGAAAACTCTAAGGGGCGCGTGGATTCACTCCTTCGGTATTTTGCGTGGTCTGTACGACAAGTAGAGCAGGAGTTTGGTGAGCTACCTGAGGGCTTGAGGAAGTATGCTTCTGATCCCGACAAGTTGGTGGACGTGATTCATTACGTCTATCCACGCACTGATCGTAAGATGGGGCGGAAGGATGCGAAAAATAAGCCGTGGGCTTCAGTGTGGATATCACAGTCCACTTGTGAGGTCCTCGCCGAGTCGGGGTATGATACGTTCCCATACCATGTTCCGCGCTGGACAAAACTTGCCGGCGAGGTGTATGGGAGGAGTCCCGCCAAGAAGTGTTTGCCTGATATTAAGATGCTCAACCAGATGGAGAAGACCATCATCAAGGCCGGTCAGAAGCAGGTTGATCCACCACTGGTTCTTGCGACTGATTCATTCCTCCTACCCATCAAGACGTCGCCTGGATCATTCATCTTCAAGGAGAATGAGGAGTCCCAGATCACTCCACTTGAGACCAAGGGAAACCTCCCATGGGGCGAGGAGAAGGCTGAGCAGAAGCGCACGTTCATCAAGGCGTGCTTCTACTCCGACTGGATCAAGATGTCCAAGGAGAATGTGGAGATGACGGCATATGAGGTGCAGGATCGACGCGATGAGAAGTTGCGCCTACTTGCCCCCATATTTGGCCGCATTGCTTCTGAGTTGCTGGGACCCATGATTGCACGATCATACCACCTACTGAATGATCATGGCCGCATCCCACAGGCGCCGGGGATGGTCGCCAAGGCGAAGTTGAAGGTTGGATACCTGAATCCTGCGGCAATGGCCCAGTTGGGGAGTCGCGCGACGACAATCAGTCGATTTGTACAGGATCTAGCCCCACTGATGCAGATTGATCCGACGTGCGTGGATGCCATCGACCTCGACAAGACCGTCCAGACGTTGGCCATTGCACGTGGAGTTCCACGAACCATGCTTCGCTCGGCTCAGGACATTCAGCAGATGAGGCAGCAGAAACAGAAGCAGCAACAATTGCAGCAGGCCGCCCAGACCGCGGAACCGATCAGCAAGTCAATGAAGAATCTTGCTGATGCGAGTGCGAAGAGTCCAGGTGGTAATATCCAGAACCTCCTCCCCGCACAATGAATACCAGGGCAGTAATCGATAGGATCAGTGATACCATCAATCTCATCACAAGGAAGCGAGATACTGGTAGACTATACCATAAGGTATTTGGCAACCCTGATGGGGAGCGTGTGCTGAGGCACATCATGAATGAGGGCTTCGTGCTCTCATCTACTTTCGTGGCGGGCGATCCACACCAAACCGCCATGAATGAGGGGTCGAGGAGACTGGCCCTCTCCATCTTGAAGATGGCGAAGATTGACCAGTCTGAGAAATTCGACCAGATTGAACAACAATTAATGGAGCAACAACTATGACACGACTATATGTAAACAAGAATCTCGACTCAGGAGCGGGAGGAGCTGCGGGCGCGGCTGGCGGAGGTACAGGAGCAGGTGGTGGAGGTGCTGGAGCGGCAGCATCAGCAGGTGGAGCGGGAGGAGCTCCTACTCTCAACGACTTCATACGATCGCTCCCAACCGATCTCCAGTCCGAGGCGTGCCTGAAGAACATGGACTCCCCGACGACACTCGCCAAGGGGTACGTCCATGCGCAGAAATTGATTGGGGCCAAGCGTGTTGCTGCCCCAGAACCCACCTGGGCGGATGGTCAGTGGAATGAATTCTACGAGGCGGTCGGCCGCCCGAAAACTCCTGGCGACTATGTCCCCCCAAAAATTGAGGGGGTGGAAGTTAAGACTGATGACCCCCGCTGGAAGCAGACGGCGGATGCACTCCACAAGGCGGGGCTCACTCAGAAGCAGGCTGAGATCGTACTTAGCCGCTACTATGAGGACACGGTTACAACCACTAAGTCCCTGGCCACCCAGTTGGATCAACGTAAGATACAGGCTGAGACCGCACTCAAGACTGAGTGGGGCGATCAGTACGACATTAACGTGAATCTTGCTAAGGCGACTGTCAATAAATTCGCCGACCCTGAGTTTGTCGCGTACATCAATGAGGGTGGCGGGAATGATCCTCGCCTCATTAAGGCATTAGCCAATATCGGTAAGGCCATGATTGAGGATACTTCACGTGGTGGGAGCGCTGGTCAGGGGATGATCATCACTGATGCCACACGTGCCCAGCAGGAGCTTGGTAAGTTGAAGGGTGATCCTGAATTTATGAAGGCATTCACTCAGCGCAATCATCCCAACCACAAGCGCGCTGTGGAGCAGATGTTGAATCTTCAGAAGATGATCATGCCTGGTAAACAGCAGGAACAATAAGTGAGTCGCTCACTTCCAGCCTCATCCCAGTATGATTCTGCAGACATACTTATTTGTCCTAATGATGAGGCATTTGGACCTTTATGGAACACAATTTGCCCTAATTGCCGTAAGACTCACGGTAAGGATTGGCACATAGAAACTGACCTATGTAAGAAATGTCAGCAACAAAGTAAATACAAACAACATATGCATTACGCAAATGGACGGGAAGCAAAGAACGGTGATCGTGTTTTGAGAATGTCTGAAGGTTGGCAGAAGCCAATTGTTGGTATTCTCCACGATGCAGTTGCTGGGAATGATAACTGCAATGGCAACTTGGCTGTGCCGGTGAATGATCAGGCGGGGTGCAACCTTGCTGAGTGCCTGCACATTGATGATGTGCGGGCAGCTATCGGTGACATTAAGAGTGTTCCTGATCAGTCGAAGTAATCAGGACAATCATTATCCTGGGCCTCAGGTGTTTACATCTGAGGCCCAGCATTGTATAGTTGGTTCGTTGGACAATCTGGATACGTCCAGATCCGAACTGATGGCGATAACTCGCTCAGAATAGCGTGCTGTGGTACGTGAGGCGAAATCCGCGAGGACAACTCCGCCGCGTTGGTGATTTCAGAAACTTTCATAAATCATGAGCTTTGCAATTGATACGGCACTCGTTAATGCCTATCGTGCCAATATTGAGATCATGTTTCAGCAGGCGACGTCTCGGTTCCGTGACCGTGTGCGGGTTGAGTCGCAGCACGCTGAATATGAGTTCTATGATCGTATTGGCCCGGTGGACGCGGTTGAGGTAATCAACCGTCACTCGGACACTCCCCTCGTTTCAACCCCATTCGATCGTCGGCGCGTTGGTTTGCGCATGTTTGATTGGGCGGACTTAATCGACAAGCAGGATCGCATTCGGATGTTGGCTGATCCAACCTCCCCGTACGTCACTAACGCCGTCATGGCGCTGTGCCGCTCGATGGATGATGTGGTAATTCAGGCAGCCTTCTCTACTGCTTATGCGGGCGTGAGTGGTGGCACCTCAGTAACCTTCCCCTCAACCTCGATCATCGCGGTCAACTACGTTGAATCCGGCACGGCGGCCAACTCCAATCTTACGATTGGTAAGTTGCGGAATATCCGCTACCTGTTGGATAAGGCGGAGGCTACCGAGGACATGGAGGCGGACCTCACCATCGTGGTGGACCCCTCGCAGATCCAAGCGCTGCTCCGGCAGACTGAAGTTACAAACTCTGACTACAACACCGTCAAGGCGCTCGTGAATGGTGATGTTGATACATTCATGGGTTTCAAGTTCGTCAAGTCGAATCGCCTCAGTCTCAATGCATCTGGCTATCGTCAGTGCATCGCATTTGAGCGCCAGGGATTGTTGCTCGCCATTGGTGAGGAGATCGCAGTTGATGTTGGTCCTCGCCGTGACAAGCGGAACTCAATTCAAGTGTATTGCAGCGGCATGTTTGGGTCGACCCGGATGTGGGAGGCGAAAGTCTACCAAGTGCTCTGCGACGAAACCAAGTAAACCATTATGGCTGAAGCCGCACCAAAGTACAGTGTCCTCATCCAGATCACCAAGGAGAGTCTCGGTAATCTGGGTGGGGGGAATAAGATCAAGCAATCTGTGGGGAATGGGATCACCATCCTCTCGGCCACTGGGGCCGTGAATGTGGAAGTTCCAACCAATACTCATGTTGAGATCAATGACTCACAAGTCACTGGCCTGTATGGGTACATTGGACTCCTCGCCGAGGGCATTGATACCTCAGCAATTGAAACTGCTGTTGCCACGCTTGTCGCGGCCAGCTAACAAAACAAAAATATGGCCGCAACTACTATTAATAATTACTCATTGGAGCTGAACCAGGGACCTCCTGGCTCGGTGCAAACTTACGCCCCAGTTCGTCCGAACCAACTGGGTGGTCGGCTGCGGTTTCAGATGTTTACCTATAAGGCAGCAGCTGATGCCTCAGGACAGAACATCGCACTGCTGAAGCTTCCCAAGGGGGCACGCCTGCTGTCCATCCAGGTGAACTTCTCGGCGAGTCTGGGTGGAACTGCTACCCTCGCCTTTGGCCTGGCTGGGGCAAATGGCAACGGATACATTGATGACGGTAACATCGTGTATGGGTCGGTGGCTGGTATGAATGGCGCCGACTCGATTGGTGCCCAGGTGGCGGACAGCACGACTTGTATCGCGAGTGCGGTGGCCTATACGGCCACCACCACCGCTACTGAGCTGCTGACTCGTACGTGCCAGGTGTATCAAGCAGCCCCGGCTGCCGAGGGTGTGCTGAACATCGCGACTGGCGCGTGGCTGTACATGCTGGCGAAGGACTGCTTCCTCACGGCCACGGTCGGTGCGGCCTCCCTGACCACTCAGATCATCCAGGGATACGTCATGTACATCATTGATTAGTCGGCGTTGGGTTGCTGCGGGAGGACGGAGTGTGGGTCCTTCGTCCTTCCGCCCTTAATTTATGGCAGATGCTGGTTTTCCTAGTGATGGATCGGGGATTCCGATCGCGAATAGTGCCCTCACTCTTGTGGGCACTAGGCTCATTTCTGCGGCCACTGACTCATCCAAGGAGTGCAAGTTAGTCTCCACGAACTGGGATACTTATCGCCGCGCAGCATTGCGCGAAGGTTTGTGGAAGTTTGCTAAGGAGCAAGTACAGTTAGTGGCTGACCCAGATTACGCCCCAATCACTGGCTTCTCAATACGGTACCCCCTACCGGCGGACTACTTGCGGTTAGTGTCATTCAATGATGTTAAGGGTGATGCTGATGGATCTGGTGCACCATATCGTGTGATGGGTGACTTCATCTACTCAAATATGAGTTATGCGAACATCATCTACATCTCTGATGTGACTGATGTGAGCATGTTTGATCCCCTCTTCTGTGAGTATCTTTCCGCATACATCTATGATAAGTTGTGCAAGACATTAACTGGCGCGGCGCCTGATCCTAAGATCTTGATGAAGGCTAAGCGCATTGCGGCCTACGTAGATTCTGTGGAGGATCCCTCCATGCAGTTGGACATTGATGTGTGGCTGCAGTCACGTGTTGGAGGACCGATGCTCCACCGTGATCCCCCATTCCCACCATGGAATGGTGGAGCAACTCCTGGTACTTGACATGAGAGCAAATACCATACAAACGAATTTTACTGCTGGGGAAATTTCCCCACTGATGTATTCTAGGACTGATACCAATAAGTATCAGAATGGTGCTGCACAGCTCACTAACTTCATTGTGCGCCCACAGGGAGGTACGTGCCGTCGTCCTGGAACACAATTCATTAGTTCTGCCGCCACTGGAAACTATACTAGAATATTGCCATTTGTAGTAAGTAATAACTTGGCCTATATATTGGAGTTTGGAGCAGCATACATCCGCTTCTATATTGATGGATCATTGGTGGTTAACGGCATGAGTACAGTGACAGTAACTACACCATATGCTGCATCAGATCTTGATCAACTTACCATCGTGCAATCCGCGGATGAGTTGTTTGTAGCGCACCCAAATTACCCCCCATACGTATTATCGCGGCTGTCAAACATAAGTTGGACTTTTACCCAGTATGTTCCTCTTGATGGGCCATATCTTGACGCCGATACTAGCGGTAATCAGGCCAGAATACAGGTAAGTTCTGATGTGACCACGATGGTGATGACAGTGAACAGCACCGTTATCAGTGTTAGTGCCACTACTACAGTATTCTCATCTGGTTCTGTTGGTAAGTTGCTTGCCACTGGAAGTTCATCCCAGCCATTATTCCAAGTTGGAACATATGTGGATACTGAGCATGTTACTGGAACATACCTGGGGTTAGATCAGTGGATTCAAAATGCGGTGGGTGAGATCTTCACATATAATTCATCATCTCATACCATAGAAGCAAGTGAGGGTGGAGTTCCAATTCAGAACTTTAATTCTGGGTGCGTAGGATTATACATACAAGATACAAACACTGGATTGTGGTATGTAATAACTTCAGTGTATAATCCTTCTATTGTGGTGGTTACACAAGTTACTTTAATATCTGGAACATTCACATTCACAAACATAAACTTTACCACAGGATCTGTGGGTAAGTATCTTGAATATCTTGTGGATGGCGTATATTACTTATCCCAGATACTCTCATATGTGTCACCAACTCAAGTTACGGTTAAGGTACTACCACAAATATTTGTGAATAGTGGTGAGTTTGATATTGCGATAAGTGGTTCTACCATAACATCAAGTTATTCTGCAGTGTTTTCAATAACTAATATTGGCCTGTATGTTAGGAGCACAGCTACTCAGGCGTGGTCCTTAATAACAGGGTATAACACTAGTTCTAATTGCATTGGGACCGCCCTATCTGTGTTTCAGTACACGTATCCCGGCGTGAGTATGACATTGCAGGATGATAGAGTGATTGAGGCAACAATCTCATTCTCAACCCCCATTCTACAATTTACTGATACTGGAACTCAGTTCAGGCTACAATTTGCGAGTCAGTGGCGCTCATTCACAGTAACCTCCGTGGTGTCAAATACTTTTGCGAGTGGGACACTCAATGACTACATGCCATATGACTTGATAAATGCCACAAACCCATATAATGATGGGTGGGCAGATACTTTCTGTGCTGGTGCATGGTCACCTACCAATGGGTATCCAGCTATTGTTGGTCTTCACGACCAGCGGCTGATCTTCGCAAATACCCAACTCCAGCCTTCTACTGTGTGGTTCAGTCAGTCCGCTGACTATATGAACATGGCCCCCACTGAGGAGGATGGGACAGTTATTGCAACGGATGCCATAAACCTAACTCTTGCTTCAGGAAATCTTGATCAGATCACATGGATTCGTTCAGGGCAAGTTTTACTCCTTGGAACATATTCGAGCGAATACTTGATTGATGCACCAGCTTCTGGTGGCATCTCACCATCCAATATAGAAGCCACACTACAATCCAGCTATGGGTCCCTGGCTCCCACAGTTGGATACAGATTTGGAGTAGCTACGATATTCCTACAGCGCGGTGGGAATAAGATTCGTGAGATGCTGTATCAGTTTCAGTTTAATGCCTTCAACTCGAAGGACATCTCAATCGTTAGTGAGCATATCATGAGGATTCGTGGCGGAGCTAAGTACATGGCTGTTCAGGTGGACCCCATCCAATTGATGTGGATTGTGTGCAATAATGGTGATCTCGTGAGTTGTACGTATGATCGTGATCAGGAGATTGTTGCCTTCACTAGTCACACGATTGCTGGGGGAACGGTTGAGAGTATTGCGGTGATTCCAAATACTAATCGCGATGATGTGTACATCACAGTTAAGCGCACAATTAATGGTAGCGTTGTTCGCTATATTGAGATGATCAACCCCATCTTTGATACCCAGGCGGGGGATACCCTCAACACCATGCAGTTCCTTGACTGCAGCCTTACATATGTGGGGTCTTCCACTTCTACAATCACCGGGTTAACTTACCTACAGGGACAATCCGTTTGGGCTGTGGTAAATGGTGTTGCTCAAGGTCCATTCACTGTCAGTGGTGGATCGATCACCCTTACTTCTGCTGGGACTAATGTGGTGGTGGGATTACTGTACTCTTCCACATTAAAACCGCTCAGCGTTGAGTCCAACACCTCAATCGGAACAACACAAGGTAAGCGTAAGCAAATCACTGAGATCACTGTGCGGGTGAAGGACGCCCTGCCCTTCTCACATGGCCCAGATCTCACACACCTGACGTTGATTGATGCTGCTAATTTTATTGAGGACCTGAATGATGATGCAACTCAAGGTCAGATTGTTACGGGCGATTCACGATTCAGTGTTGATCTCTCTTGGGATACTCAGGCTCAATATTTTATTACTCAGAATCAACCATACCCACTAACCATCTTGGGATTGATGCCCATGAGCAACACAAATGAGTGATAATGACAAAATAGAGCAGTTGGAGAAGAAGCTATTGTGGTTACCACAAATTGAGCTTCCGCTGACACACTTATTTGCCCCAGGTGTGTATTATCGTGAGATCTTCATGCCTGAGGGATCGTTCATTATTGGGCACGAGCACTTGACTGAGCACTTTAACATCGTGTTATCGGGCGTAGCAACTGTCTATCTTGGCGGGGGGAAGGTTGATCTCATATCAGGACCAACCACCTTCATATCCAAGCCCGGTGTTCGTAAGATGCTCTACATCCACATGGATATGAGGTGGGTGACGATCCACCCAACTAATGTAACTGATGTGAGTCAGCTTGAATCCATGCTCATCGTGAAGTCAGAGGAGTTCTGTAAGCATGAGTTAGAACTTGCTGAGTTCAAGAAGATATTGGGAGGAACGCACTAATGTCATTTGCAGCAATAGGAATAGTAGCAGCATCAGTTGCCGTAGTTGGGGCTGGAGTGGGAGCATATGGAACTATAGCATCAGCTAATGCCGCATCTGAGTCCGCTAAATATAATTCTGCGGTAGCATCTAATAATGCTGGTGCCGCAGCACAGCAGGCGAAATTCAACGCCCAACAAATACAAGATAAGACTCGTCGGCAAGTTGCCACACAGCGTGCCGCCATGGCTGCGTCTGGTTTTGACGCGAACAGTGGGTCATTCATCGATGTTACCAACTCCACTAAGCGGGCTGGTGAACTTGATAAGCTTTCCACCCTATATCAGGGGTCATTGGCAGTGAACCAGCAGATGTCACAAGCTCAACTTGATCAATCGCAAGCAGGATTTGATCAATTCGCCGGAGCAGTTGGAGCTACTGGGACAATACTGTCTGGTATAGGATCTGCTTCAGAAATAATCAGTAACCCATCGTTTAGCGGGGGAGGACAAGAATAATATGGCAAAAGGAGGACCAGAGGGAGAGTACTACTCAGAGGCGATGCTACCAGTCGAATCACAGACTGGGGCACGCTCAACTGCTGAGGATTTTGGATCTCAGGTTGGTGAGCGCATGCAGCAACTGGGAGAATCGATCAATAAGGGATCTGCCACCATAGCTGATATTGGTGAGATGCATGCCCACATTGCCGCTCAGTCATATGTGTCGAATGCCATGACTAACCATGCCAACATGGTTGATAAATTCATGGCAGATCCGAAGAATTACTCTGACCCTAATTTCTCACACAATGTTCAGCAGTTGTTCACTGATAACTTGCCAGACCTGTTGAAGAATGCGCCCAATCGCCTGGCGTCCAACCAGCTGAAGTTGGAGTACAACGACTTGCAGAAGACACGCCTTGAGTCTGCCTTTAAGACTCAGAGTGATGTGATGATGCAGAAAGGATTCAATGATTTTGCCCTGGCCCCAAATCAGATGCTTGATAGTTATCGCACTAATCTCAAGTCTCCCAACATCGATGCTGGTGGGGAGTTGTATAAGCAGACCGACATGCTGTTCAAGAAGATTGATGCAACATACGGTACGATCGCTCCCCAGATGGCCCGTGACCTCAAGGAGCAAGTCACTTCCCAGGCAGCGTATGGAGTCGTCAATACTGACCCCGATCTTGCCGAAAAGATCCTTAATAGAGGATACATTGAGGGGCGAACACGCCACTTCCTTGAGGATTCAATTCAGACTGCCAGACAGTCGCAGAACATTGCCGCCAAACAGACGGCAATCGACGAGACGACGGACTTATTGAAGAAGGCTGATGTCTTTCCCGATCAAGTGTTTAAGGGATTTCCTGCAGCCTACTATGAGGCACATGGATACAAGCCAAAGGAGGCACAGGACCTCGCCATGCGTGTCGCCGATAAGCTGGCCATCAACTCCGATGCTGCCAAGATCAAGGACAACATCACTGGGATGAATGAGCAATCACTGCTAAAGGAGCAGGACAGTCTCTACGCGTCCCTGAAGTCTGATCCCAATAACCAACATTTTGACCACGATGCTGAAGTGTTTAGTCGCACACAGAAGTTTGTGCAGGAGAGCATACGCCAATTACATGAGGATCCTATCCAGTACCTCTCCTCCAACAACAAGGATATTGCTTCTGCTACCCAAAACTATCGGGATGACCCATCCCCAGATAAGTTTCAGAACATGGTTTCATTGCTCAAGAAGTATCAGGGCGCGGCCCCGAGTGGTGAGGACGACTCTAAGTATCTGAATCTCTCGATGCATGAGATGCACCTGCTTGATAAGTCGCAAGCACAGCAGATCGTTGGACAGATCCAGGGATCAGGACCTAGACAGGCCGCAAAAATTTTGCATGACACAATACAATCATACCATCCTGATGACCAGGCGGCAGTCCTAAATGATCTAGTGAATCACGGTAATTTGCCAGGTGATATGTGGTCTGTTGAGTCACACTATGGTGCCCCATTCCAAGATAAGTTGATGGGAGCGCTAATGAGCGCCAAGGACTTGGAGAAGACCGTGGGGTCCCAGAAGGGGTCGACTCGTGAGGATTTCGACAAGATCATGCAGTCGAATAACGACTGGATGCAGTGGAGTAAATCTACTGCAGCAGATAATTTTCAGCGCCAAAGCATCGTGTCTGATGTGAAGAGTGCGGCGATCACATACGCTATGGGGATGGTTCAGGATGGTAAGACCCCGGCTGCTGCCATGACCACGGCCATAGACGACCTCATACTGTCAGGGCACACCACAGCCAATGTGAATGGGAGAACCCTGTGGGTGAGTAAGGACGTATATAAGGGAACTCCCGCTGAGTTATCTAGGTCAATACAGGCCGCCATGGTGAAACTTGACCCATCCAGGATCAATTTGACTGATGATAACCATAGGCCATTATTCCCCGTATTGTCACTGTTTGGTCATGAGGGAACTGCGCAGGATGCCCTGAGGGATCAGATACAGAGGCACGTCGTCCCAAACATGAATCCTGATGGGCATAGCTTCTCGCTATACTATGAAGATAGTGGGAACCACTTCCAACTCAGGGGGACGGACCATAAGCCTATTATGATGGAGTTTAAGGACCTTCCAACCGTGACCGACTATCCGAGCAGTACTAGCCATGGGGGATATAACCCATATGGTCTTGGAGGAATGGTTGGTGTTCCTGACGCCATGACTAGCACCACCAACTGGCCAGCGGCTACTCAACAACATCAGCACGGCGACTTTACTGGGAAGGAGGGGACTGTACTCTAATGAGTGATCTACTCCCACAGATTGAGCCAGGGACCAGCGGATCAGTTGAGAAGCTGTCCGTGCCAATTGGAAAGTATCTTGGTGAGTCCTTCCACTCTGGACAGGATGACTCCATCCTATCCTCACTGTCTCGCACCACTGAGGATCAGCTCTCACACGACACCTCACCAGTACTCAGCGCTGATGATGCCAATAAGAAGTGGGGAGTAGGCAATCTGAAGTTCACACAGCCAACCCAAGAGTCCCTGGCCCGCATATTGAATGGTCGTGAGCGTGACAGGATGGATCAGCAAGCCTACCTATATTCTGGGGCTACTAAGGAACGATTCATCCCAGGCATGGCGGCCTCAATGCTTGGAGCCATGGCCAATCCAGTTGATCTTGGATCGATGTTCATTCCATTCGTTGGTCAGGAGGGGAGGGCGGCAGAGCTATTTGCGGCGGGTAAGACCATCCAAGGTACCCTCGCGAGGGGGCTGATCACCTCAGAGCAGATCGCTAGGACTGGCGTGCCAGTCCCAAAATTGGTTGAGTCGATGGCTCAGGGTGCGATGTGGGCGGGAATGGCGGATGTTCCAAAGATGTGGGAGGCCCATGTTGAGGGACAACCCAACCCACATATTGGGCTGGATGTTCTTGGGCAGGCTGCGTTCGCTGGGTTATTCCACAGTAGTGTCGAGGGCTTGAAGATGTTACACGCTGGGACAACTGATGCGATGTCAAAGCAGTCAGTCAACGATTTCTTGGATGATAAGGACACCTCTGCCCACCAGTATGTTCCCCTTGATGAGCACGTAATACGGTACCAAGCCATTCAGCAGGAGTTACAGGAACGGATGGAGGCTGAGAAATCCATTGACCTTGAGAAGATCAAGAACGACATTAAGAACAAGGATCTTGAATATTCAGTAAAGGCAGCCATCAAGTCTAATCCCACTGAGGATAATCCATCTGGAATATACCTCGGCCAGCACCATTGGTTGATACCCCAGGCTGGTGAGGAGGGAGCTGAGCGAGGTATGTGGACGAATAGGGGCCGATTCGTCAACATGGATGATGCTGCCAAGCTGCATGGACTTCCTGAAAAATCTCCTGAGGAGGTGAAGAAGTCGGGAGGCGTCACATCAGAGCAGCTGCTTTATGGCACAGGGGATGTTGATGAGATGGATCCACTCGAACGCAAGGTATATGCGGACATGCTTGATAAGGGATATACTGAAGCTGAGGCAGTCAACACAGTTCGTGCCTATAATAAGCAGAAGATGGAAGACCACTTCTTCTCACTACCCGAAGTTCAACAGAAAATTGAAGCACAGCGCCAGGCAGCCATCAGTGACTGGGTCGCTAAAAAGAAGCAGGAGTTGTCCTCACCAGCTAAGCCCAAAATACCTGATCCCACTGTTCCTCGCCAGCACGTTGAGAAGTACAATGGTGAGGCGGACCACCTCGCCAATGGCATAAAGGACGACATCGAGGGACTTGGAGGGAAGGTTGAGGAGCCTGAAACTAAGAATGAGGAGGGGGAGAAGATTACTCCACCCATGGAAAATACTGTCGAGACAGCCATCTCCTGCATATTAGAAAAACTTATATGAGCTCACCTTGCAACCCAGCAGTTAAGGACACGGGATTATCTGAGAGGGATGCTGAGGCCCTCCTCCAGCAGGCCTCCAACCGCGCCAAGATCCGATCCACACAGACCGGCCTGTCCATCCAGGACTCCCTGCGCGATATCGCTGGTGAGATTAAGGCGGAACAGAAGAACATGGACCTCATCCACCAGCGCAATAACCTCCTGAATATTCGCGCCAAGAAGCAGATGAAGGATGTTGCGCGCCGATTTCCAACATTTGGTGAGGGTCTGCGAGCCTTACTTGTGGGGTCCAATAAGCTGCGTGAGGGTGGGCGTAACTCCGTTGACTACCAAGCCAAGTACACTAATGGGAAGTACTTCAACTCGCTGGTAACTCAACTTGAGAATGAGGGGGTACTTGCCGACTTCAAGAAGTCCTCGCCTGACTTCGTGCGTGACGTGTATAAGGAGATGGGCGCGATGCACCCAGGAATGCCTGCCAAGCAGGTGACCGACAATCCCGCCGCACATAAGACTGCGAAGATCCTCGACTCAGTATACGCCGAGATGGTCGCACGACAGAACCGCGCTGGGGGATTCATTACCCGCATGCCTGGGTACGTCTTGCGGCAGACGCATGATATGGCGGCCATCCGGTCTGTTGGGAAGATGGGGAACAATGCGGAGTCGAAGGCTGAGTCATATAAGAATTGGTCTGAGTTTACTAAACCACTACTTGATTATGAACGCACATTCAAGGGCACTGATCCTGAGAAGACTCTACGAAACGTGCATGAGGCGCTTTACACTGGTAAGCATGGTCCCGCGCACGAGGAATCCGACCTCGGATATGGTGGAAAATTTAGCGATATCGCAAATAAGATTAGTCATGAGCGAGTCCTCCACTTCAAGGACGCTGACTCAGCATATAAGTACAACCAGGCCTTTGGCATTAAGCAGTTTCGTGAGGCTGTAATTTCCGACATCCACACCCGCTCTCGTCAAATCGCCTTGATGGAGAATCTTGGCCCACATTTTGAGCGCAACTTTGAGGAGGTGAAGAATGAGTTGCAGGAGGAGGCCCGCACACTGGATGATCCAGGCAAGCACATGGACTCGCTCCGCGACTGGAAGCTTAACGCTGACTTCAATGAGGTGACTGGTAAGAATGAGTTTAGTGCTAATCCCACACTCTCAAAGTTCACCAACTTCCTGAAGGTGAATGCTCAACTTAGCAAGATGGGCGCCGTCGTCCTCTCCAAGGTTGTTGATGCTGGAGCAATCACCTCTGAGATGGCACACAACGGTTTAAATTCCCTGTCAACGCTCGGTCGTGGGCTCGCCAACATGGGTCACATGAGTGGTGACTATAAGCAATTTGCCAGGAAGATGGGAGTTGGCATGGAGGCGCTGATTGGTAACAGCCTATCACGATTTCAGGAGCACTCCTCAGTCTATGGTTGGACTCATGAGATGCAGAAGAAGTTCTACTCCATGTCCCTGCTGCCCAGGTGGAATGATGCCCTCCGCAGCTCAGTCGCTGTTACTCTCGCTAATAACCTCGGCGATCATGCCCACATGTCACACGAGGAATTACCAGGACATTTAAGGAATATATTGTCTCAGTATGATATATCCAGTTCACGATGGGATGTTCTGCGTGAACATGCCTATGATCATGATGGGTCCAAATTCATCAGCCCAGACAAGGTCGCTGAGATTCCACAGGAGCGTATAGCCAAGTTGGTGGAGTCTGAGGGGCTGACTGCCTCTGCTACTAATATTGCCCGCATGCGAGATAAGCTGGAGACCTCCCTTGGGACGTACTTTGCTGATCGTGCTGATGTTGCTGTACCCACTCCTGGAGCAGCTGAGAGGAAGTATGCGACATTCAACACCCAGGCGGGAACACCACTTGGTGAGACCATGCGAATGCTCATGATGTTTAAGTCATTTCCCATTACCATCATGTCGAAGATACTTGGTCGTGACGTGTACGGTAATGGTGCTGATAATATTAAGGACTGGATCCTCAAAGATAATCGCGGCAAGTTCAACATGGCGATGACTATCGCAATGATGACTGGCGCCGGGTACGTTTCACAGTGCATGCATGATCTCATCAATGGTAAGGGGCCGCTCCCCCTCATCAATGATGGTAAGGTTGATTGGGAGAACGTACAGAAGATCATGGTTCGAGGTGGGTCCCTGGGCCTGTATGGTGAGACTACCATGGGAGAGTTCTCAGGGCAGTACCGCTCATATCTTGAGTATGCCGCTGGTCCCACATTTGGGCAACTGGATCGCATCTTTGATATTAAGCAGCAGGCTGAGGCTGGGAAGTCTGTTAAGTGGCCAACCACAAAATTACTCCTGGATAATGCTCCGTTTGCTAATTTGTTTTACTTAAGACCTGTCCTGAATTATTTTATATTATGGAATTTACAGGCGATGATGAGTCCCGGATCGCTTGAGCGTAGTGAATCTCGGACTGAGACTCAGGATCATCAACAATACTTGGTTAAGCCAAGTGAACACGTGAACCACTAGTTATGAAAAAAGTAACCGTAGGAACCACCGTCACTGCCCTGGCTGTTGCCGGTAATCGTGACTTCATCTCAATCTTCAATAATGACACCAACTACATCTTTCTTCAGTTTGATGGTGGAGAGACAGCCAGTTCTCCTGAAACTTTGACGACGGCAAATGGTTTTCCCCTCGCTCCAGGTGCTTGGGTGACGCTCAATAATGATCAGATGCGTAACGTGAATAACAAGACTGTTAATGCGATCTCCGTGGCAGGAGGCGCTGATGTCCGTCTGCAGGGAGTTTCCTAATATGAAAATAATCTTAACATGGTTTCTGATGGTAATTAGTTGCTTCGCCAGTGTCACTGGTGGGGGAGGTGGTGGGGGCGGAGGGAGCGGTCCAGGCTATGGTTGGGTGCCAACCAATAACGGGACTGCATTTAATACAACGTTTTGGGGAACTAATGGTGGCCCAGCAATAACAGTTAATGGCGCGGCTAATTTCAATGCTATTAATGCTAATGCTATTGATGCTAATAATATTCTTGCTAATACTGCTATTACTTCACAGTACTATAACGATGATTCGGGGGATTACATTGGTTATGGAAGATTTCAGGACGCAGCCGGTGATGTAATGGGGAGTGGGGTTTATTCCGACGCGGCTAATGATTCGATGGGGAACGGGCAGTTTCTTGACGCAGCCGGTGATACAATGGGGTATGGGAGAATAATTGTGACCAACGTTATTGCCCATAATTTGTTTGGAAATGGTGCGGGGATAACCAACACTCCGACGGCCACAAATGCAATCTATGCCGTCACCGCCACTGGCGTTCCATCTGTGCTGGGCGCATTAACAACCATAGCTCCATTATTGGTGGTGTCCGGCTCGGGAGGCACTGTCTATGCCGGGTTAACGGCGGGTGGTGTTTCTAACAATGCGGACCTT